GCCACCGACAAGACCGCCACTAGCACCTACAGCACCTCCTACAAGACCTCCAGCTGCCCTTGCAGCACCTCTCAACCACGCTCTAGTGTCACTAGCACCCGCCTTTTTAGCGTCCTCACGACCTTGTACAACGTCGAATCCAGCACCTAAAGCACTGAGAGCACCACCAGCAACTCCACCAGCAGTTATCTTAGGTACTTTTACTTTAGGTGCAACTGCTGCTTTAGTAAGTGCTTGAGGTTTAGGTGGGGCAGTAACTTTAGGTTGTACAGCAGGTTTAGGTGAAGTTCTTAATGCCTTTAAAGTTGCTTGTTTTTGTGCCGCAGTTCTTCCACTAGTTGCAAACTGTGCAAAAGTTTTTGTTCCTGTAGGTCTCTTAGTAGGAGATAAATCAGTTACTCTAGTAGTTCCGCCAGTAACTTTTGCTTTTGAAACTGTTGGTTTAGTTGGTGTTGGTGCTCGGAAGTTGGGTTGTTGTTGAGGTTGAGGTGTATATTTACCCCTCATCACATCTTGAGTAAAAGTAGAAAATCCTCTTGTTGGTTGTGGTGCTGATACTTTAGTTGATGGTTTTAATACTGGCGGTTTAGTGGATGCTTTAGGTTTAACCTTTAATTCTTTTATTTTTGTCTTTGCTTCAAGATCTGCTTTTACAGATGCATATGAACGTGGAGATGCTTGTCTTTGTGCTCTTCTTCCAGTCTCACCTTTTGGTGTTTCCTTTGGTGGAACATAAGTTGGTTTTCCTTGTGCATCAACACCTGTTGGTTTACCAAAGAATTTTGTTCCAGATGCTTTTAATTGCTGCCTTGTACGAACTGCTTGTTTTTGCCAATCTGCATAAGCACTACTTTTAACACCAGATGCTCTTACATCTGCTGGTCTTCTTTGACGATATCTTTGACCTGTTTTTTCTTTAGCTGTTTCTCCACCAATTAATTCATCGGCAGCATCAGGAGCTTTACCACCACTAAGAATATTGGATGCTGCTCTTCTAGCTGTAGGATCCGCTCCTTTACGACCCCTAAGGTCATCAGCAACTTTTTTTTGTACTTCAGGATCTGGTTTACCAAATCCTCTTACTTGACGTTGTGTCCTTAAAGAAGATGGTTGAGTTCCTCTTCTCTTCTGTTTTGTATCTACTTCACGAAATGCTTGTTCTGGTGTTTTATCTCCAAGAACAGTTCCACTAGGAGCATTAGTTTCAAAACCAATACCTTGTTGAGGTGATGGAATTACCTGCCTAGAACCTCGTGCTGGAGTTTGATATTTCTGAGGATTATCTATTTTTGCTTTTGCTTCTCTTTTATCAAAAGGAGTGGTACGAGTTCCTTTAACACCACCTTGACCACCCTTTCTACCGTAGTCTCCACGTGTTTTTTCTGATAGAATTCTTTTAAATGTAGACATTTCAATTTCCCTTCAGTTGCTTTTCTTTATCTCTCAGACGCATTTGTCTGTAAACATAATCGCCAAGATGAAGACCTAAAGCAGCAGCACCAGCATAAGGGAATAAACCTCTTCTAGGCATCAATGCTGCAGCAGCACCAGTCGCTACAGAACCCATATGTCCTTTATTTCTTTCTCCTTTCTCACCCTTCATAACATTCTGACCCGCATCATAAGCACCAATGCCACCAACAATTCTTCTTCCACGATCACTTCCAAGAGTGGCCTTTGCACCCTTCCATGCTAATTTTCCAGTACCACGAATAAGTTTGGCGGCAAGAGAACCGAGTCCCTCATCTAAGTTTTCTCTAGCGGAGTAAGACTCTCCAACAAAGTCCTTATACGATTTCATTATCTACTTTGTTTTTAAATATTTATAAAGTGCTTCAATTGATATCAAGAGACTTCTTAATCTTCTCAGTAGCCTCCTTACTTCTTCTTTGAGTTACTTGAAGACTACTATCTGGATTCACTTTTGTCTTTACAGTATCACCTACTGGTACCGATTTTTTTACAGCGGATTTTGCTGTTACTGCAGAAGGAAGATTTATGTTGTTAGATTTAACAACAGGTGCTGGTTTAGGTGCTGCTTTCTGAGCAGCAACTCTCTTATATCTATCAGATTCCTGTTTAGTCCAATCACCCTTAGTCCACTTTCCAGTTGCTTTATCCAACTTACCCATTACACCACCTTTACGTGCCAGAACAACACTTGAAGGTTTGGGTCTAGGTGCTGGTTGAGATGGTTGAGATGGTTGAGATGGTTGAGTTGATGATGCTGGTTGAGTCTTTGATGGTTCTGTTTGTGAAGCAGATGCAGTACCAGTTCCAAGTGCTGCCTTAGTTGCCATATCGATTCCACCTTCAATGGCACGATTTCTGGCGTTTGGAGAAAAGTTTCTTGCAACACTCTGAGTTGCAGAAGCACCTCTTGCAAGGTTTCTACTAGCACCGAGTGCTCTTGCACCCTTAAACGCAACGCCTCCAGGAACCACTCCCAGAGCGTCTAATGCAGCATCACCATACTTTCCTTTCTTTAAGTTTTGTGCTGCACTATAAGCAGAATATGCACTCAGTCCCATACTCGCTAACTTTGCAGCACCTATCAGTGCCAGAGGTATTGCTTCTTGAATATTTTCCCTAGCAGAATGGGATTCTTCAATAAATTGAGTATAGGTCTTCATCTTAGTCGGACTTTTTTAGTATTTATAAAAAAAGGAGGGAATTACCCCTCCTTATCCAAATCTTCAAATGCTTGATATCCATCATAATCACCAAACAGAAAGGCGTCTGATTTCGCCGCCTCTCTGTATGCTGCATATGAATCAGAGACTGAATCCTGAGAAAGTGTCTGCTTTAACATCTTGCTTGATTCCTCCAACGATGTAGGATTCAACTTCTGTTTCTTGTGGTGCCACTTGAAGACCTTTAGAAGAGATCCAGTGCTCTGTCCAAGGAAGTGGATTATTCTTTGCAGGTATATCATAAGTTGGTTTAAGTCCGATTGCTTTCATTCTACGATTGGCAATCCATTCAACATACTGTTGTAACAGTTTGTCATTTAAACCAATCATTGAACCATCCTTGAACAGATATTCTGCCCAAAGTTTTTCCTGATTAACACAGTTTTCAAATGTGTTAATCAACCATTGCTCCTCTTCCTTGAAGATTTTCTTCATATCAGGGTCATCACCTTCACGCCACTTTTTCAGAATATTCTGAGTAATAGCAAGATGCTGATTCTCATCACGAGCAATCAGAGAGATGATTTTTGCACTTCCTTCCATAAGTTTGAGTTCGCCAAATGCAAAACTGCAAGCAAATGATACGTAAAAGCGAATACCTTCAAGAATATTAACGTTTGCAACTGCTCTGAAGAGTTTGCGCTTGAGTTCATACCTTTCGTCGAGTGCGTAGGGAACTTGTTCTAGTGCTTGCTGCCACTGAGTAGAATTATCATAAAAATGTGCAGCATTAATAAAATCATTATATGCCTGAGTCACGCTCATGGCACGTTCTACGATACGATCATCATTCAGAATGTGGTCAAACACATCTGAAGGGTCTGGATAAATGTTCTTGATGATATGAGTATATGAACGACTGTGAATCATTTCCATGAATCCCCAGACTTCCATGCACGCCTCTAACTCAGGTAGTGAGCAGTAAGGGATAAAAGCCATCCCAGGACCGCGCCCTTGTACACTATCCAACATGATCTGGTACTTAAGATTGCTGGTAAAAATGTGCTTTTGCTCTGGGCGTAATGTCTGATAGTCACTGCGATCCTTCTGTAGGGAGACCTCCTCAGGTCTCCAAAAATATCCTAGTTGTTGTGTTGTGAGTTTGTCAAAGATTGGATACTTGTAAGAATCATATCTTTGAATTCCTAATGGTTTACCAAAAAACATTGGTTGTTTTTTGGTATCAACTTCTTCTGAGTTGAATACTGTCATGGAGTTAACCACTGGTCTCTCCTCTTTGTTCGTCTTAAATCTTACAAGACTCACACTCTTCCTCCTCTGCTTGTTCTAGTTGAGCGATTAGATTGTCAAGACTTTCTTTGGTTTCTTCAACCTCATCAGTCTTGAAGTCGTATGTGTTTTGATAGTATGAAGTCTTCCAACCATATTTGTAGGTGGTTAGAAGATCCTGCGCCATTACGGAGACGGGGACTTCATTTTCTGGATACTGGGTTGGGTTATAACTCCAGTTGCCGCTGATTGCTTGGTCAAAGAACTTCTGCATAACAGCAACAATATTGATGTAACCACGATTAGACTCCATATCCCAGAGGAGCGTATAATTGTTCTTAAGAGATGCATACTGAGGAACAATCTGTTTGAGTGGTCCTTTTTTGCTCTTCTTAATGGACAAATATCCTCTAGGTGGTTCGATTCCATTTGTTGCGTTTGACACAACGGAACTGCTTTCCGATGGCATCTGAGCGGACAATGTTGAGTTCCTAACTCCGTGGGCAATAACCCGCGATCGAAGATTCTCCCAATCATAGTGAAGCTCATTCGGAACTATTTCATCTACGTCATGTTTATATGTATCGATTGGCAGAATTCCGTTACCGTATTTTGTTCGGCTGCTATACTCACAGGCACCCTTCTCTTCTGCAAGATTCACAGTGGACTGAATGAGATAGTATTGGAATGCCTCGGTTAAGTCATGAACAAGTTTCCATGCCTCGGTATCACTGTAGTTTACACCATTCTTAGCAAGATAATGTGCTAAACCGATGTAACCGATTCCAAGTGAACGGCGTGCTTTTGTGGCAATTTCTGCTGCTCTGATGGGATAGTTTTGGAAATCAATAAGTTCATCAAGACTGCGAACAGCAAGATCGCAAAGAATTTCAAGATCCTCAAGATCCCTAATTTTTCCGATATTGATAGCACTAAGTATGCAGAGAGCAATTTCTCCGTTTTCATCGTCAATATGCTTGAGTGGTTTGGTGGGGAGAGTAATCTCTTGACATAGATTGCTCATCTCAACTTTATCCATAAAAGAAGAGTGAGAGTTGCAGTGATCAATGTTCATGATATACAGTCTACCAGTTTCTGCCCTTTCTTTCAAGAGGTCTAGGAACAGGTCTTGCGCTTTAAGCGTTTTACGAGGAATTGATCCATCAGATTCATAACCCACATAGAGGTCATCAAACGCATCAGTACCAAAAGCATCATACAGACCTGGAACATCGTGAGGGCTGAAGAGGGAGATTTCTTCGTTCCGAATAAATCTTTCGTAGAAAAGTTTTGAGATTTGAATCGAATAGTCAAGTTTCCTTACGCGATTGTCTTCTGTACCTTTATTATTCTTTAGGACAATAATGTCTTCTATTTCTTGATGCCAAATGGGAAAATGGACTGTCGCGCTTCCACCTCTGATGCCGTTTTGAGTGCAGCATCGGACAGTTGCCTCAAACTTTTTGAGAAATGGGACGACGCCTGTGTGTTGAACTTCTCCGCCTCGGATTTTACTGTTGATGCCACGGATTCTGCCTGCGTTGATACCGATTCCT